TCACACCGTCAGCCCGCCGCCAAGAGGGTTTAACGTTACTGCGTGTTGCAGGTAATCAGGTGCAAGGTGAGCATAAACCATCGTCTGTTGTATGCTGGCGTGCCCCAGAATTTGCTGTAACGCAATAATGTTCCCCCCGTTCATCATGAACCAGCTTGCGAACGTATGTCTAAGCACATGCGTGGCCTGCCCGCGTGGTAAGTCAGGCTTAACCAGCCTGAGCCGTTCGCAGAAGTTTTCATAGTCAACTTTGAACAGTGGCCCGGTGTCGCTGGTCTTGATCTCTTTCTCCAGTTCTTCCGATATCGGAACCGTGCGCTTTTTCCCATTTTTGGTCTTAAGGAACGTCACACGCCCGTGATTAACCTGCTCACCTCGCAGCGTGCTCCCTTCACCCCAGCGTGCGCCAGTGCTGAGGCATAGCAGTGCTACACGTCGATCGTCGCCGGTCAGAGTATCCAGCAATTTGCTGATCTCTGATTTGGCGAGATAAGTCATAGCTGGCGGCGCTTCTTTCAGTGGTTCCAGACCCTTACAGGGGTTTTCCTTTCTGAACTCTTCCAGCTTTATCAACGTGCTGAACATCCCGGACAAACGGTAAATATCCCGGTTGATCGTTGCTGCGCTGATACCGTCTTCCAGCCGTTGGCTTCGGTGCTGTGCAATCATTCGCTTGTTCAGTCGGTTAACGGCTGGATCACCAAGCGCCCTGATTGTTTTATTCAGGTGCCGCTTTTCAATCTCGCCATTTTCCTGAGTCTGTCCATATAGCAGCCACCAGGTATCTAACAACTCGCTTAAGGTGCGGCGGTCAACGCTCGCGCCCAGCCATTCTTTTTTGTCGGCGTTGGCTAATACATAACGCTCAAAAAGAACTGCCTCTTGTTTCTTCTCAAATCGCCTGCGGATACGTTTTCCGTTACGTCCGCGCGGCCATACGTCCACTTCATATTGACCACCTTCGAGCTTCTTAATCGACATAAGAAAGCCCTCCGGCGTTTATTTCCCCATCCTGATAACAGATAGTGAAAATGTAATGTTTATAAACAGTTAACCAATTTGTTTCTCGGAGCGGTCTGATCCAGTTGACTCTGGCCCAATGTGTGCGAGGGCCGGTGCGATTTGACCAGCTTGAGGGGCGGTCTTATCAGTCATAAGCCAGAGCGTGTATTTTACGAAACGTGAATGCTGAGTGATCTTAAGCAAGATATCGCTACCAATACTCTCCACTCTTCCTGTCTCGTAATACTTCTGCGTGCCAGCAGGTATTCCAGTTAATTCAAAGAATTGCTGCCTTGTTAACCCTTCCGCATCCCTGATAGCTCTGATTTTTTCACCCACGCCGCTTGACGGGGTAGGGATCTCTACCATAACATTCTCCTTAGGGGTGGTAATCTCTACCATGAGCAACCGCCAATATAAGCAGTTACAAGCCGAAATAAGCGCCTAGCGCCGATGGGGATTATGACACATGACAGAGAAAGAGTTAGAGGGGTTCATTGAAGTGCGTCACGCCGTTGACGCGGTTCCATACCCTAAATTTGCCGAGTTAATCGGTAAGAAGCCCGCCACGGTTAAGAGCATGATTGAAGACGGTAAGTTGCCGATCATCCCGTGGAAGAACCCGGAAAGCCTGGGCGCCCGTGCTGAGAATTGGATCTATATTCCTGAGTTCAATCGTGCAATGCGTGACGCCTACTACAACCGTCCGAGAGAGCAGCGCGACGCTTGGTTGCTGTGGATCGGTCTTTAAGGTTATCGCGATGAGCCAGAAAACAGCCAACCACGAAAACCGGGTGCGTGAATGCAACGACATTCTGGACACCCATTTAAAAGATATGCAAACGGGATTCATGATTCGCACCAATAGCGGCGAGTTTATGATCAGGGATAAAAAGCTGATTAAGAAAATAACCAAAGACGTGGCCCGCCATGTTGATGGTGAATTGCTTAAATTGGGAATGTGAGGGGGCTTTTGTGGCTGTGCAATTAATACAGTTAAGTCGTCATTCATATTTATATCGTGGCTTCACTATTCAGAAATGCCCGCGTAATCCATTTACGTTTAAGCACTCTTATCGTATTTCCAGCAATGGTGATTATTACGGGCGTGACTTTGCTTTAGCGGAAGCCATGCGCACGGTTGATCAGATGTATAAGCAAGGGGGCAGTAATGCACGATGAAGGCCCATCACTGGCAAGCCTGCTTAAGCACGGGTGCCAGGTCACACACTTCAAGAACTCACGTGGCTGGCTGGAAACGCCGGACGGAAGATTTTTTAAGCCCGAACCGGCGAAGGTTCAATTTATCAAAGGTAAAAATAAACCGTTTATTTATACCCAAAGAATAAATAAAGGATTCCTGCTTGCACTGGCTGAATTATTTAAAAAGCTAATTAAGTAATTCGGTTTTAAAAAATCAACTCTGTTTTCTCCGCCTATTTATTAAGTGGCGGCGGTTCAACTCATTCTTTTTTGAGGAAGAGATAATGACCAGACGTGATCAATATAGCTTCATTTTGCATGTTCTTTTACCTGCTATCGAAAATGAAGGTTTAACCATTAAAACCCGCCGTGATGGCGAGTTAACCCTTTCTGCCAGTGGGTCAGTAACCACCAATTTTATAAGCAATCTGCGCCAGCACTGCATTGAAGAGTTGCAGCGCCCTTCTATTCCAGCTTCCCATTACGGAGTCCTGTAAAATGATCCGCCCGTTCATCAAATGGGCAGGGGGTAAAACCCGTGTCCTTCCTGACCTGCTGCCGCACCTTCCTAAAGCCGACTGCCTGATCGAACCCTTCGTAGGCGGCGCATCGGTATTTCTGGCGACTGAATACCGCCGCTATGTGCTGGCTGATATCAACCCGGATCTTATTAACCTGTATCGGGAAGTCACCCGTTACCCGGACTTAGTGATCGATGCGGCCCGCGAACTGTTCAACAGTAAGAACAGCCCGCAGGGATACAACGAAGTCCGCGCCGCGTTCAATAAGCAGGTGGGTACGGTTAAAAGCGGTGGGTTGCGTTATGGCGCTGAAATGGCGCGCATCATGCGTGCTGCTCAATTCCTGTATCTGAACCGCCACGGTTATAACGGCTTATGCCGTTACAGCCGTAAGACCGGCTTTAACGTGCCGTTTGGCAAGTATAAGAGCGTCTACTTTCCTGAAAATGAAATCCGCCTGTTTGCCGAAAAGGCCAACGATACAAAGGCAATATTTCTTTGCGCGCCGTTCCAGCGTTCTCTACAGGTCGTTACGGGTGGCGATGTTCTCGTTTACTGCGATCCGCCTTACCTGCCTGAGAGCAAAATAGCGGACTTCACCCAATACCATACCGAACCATTCACGGAAGACAACCACCGCCAGTTAGTCCAGGCACTGCTGGAAGTTAACCGTAAGCATGGCGTGAAGGTCGTCATTTCAAACAGCGACACCGAAGCCACCCGCGCGATTTATCAGCCCTTCAAGATGCACGAAATTAGCGTGCAACGTTCCGTCAGCACTGACAAAGACAACCGACAGAAGGCCAAAGAAGTGATCGGCGTGCTGCCTGTCTGCGACTGCTGCGGGCGTTACGGCGGCGGTTGCCCTGATTGTGGCGCCGTGATGGGTGATGCGACTTACAACGCGATGGTTGCGGCGGGCACGTTTGACGATCTGGAGGCTTTTTAATGGCAAAAATCTATATCGCTGGCCCGATGAGCGGTTTGCCTGGATTCAATCGGCAGGCATTTAACCGTGCAGCCGGGCACGTAGTGCGACGCGGAAACGTTGCCCTTAATCCGGCGATTTTGCCGGATGGATTAGAGCAGGCGGAATACATGGATATTTGCTTCGCCATGTTGCGTTGTGCTGACGAGATCTTCTTGCTGGATGGCTGGCAGCAGTCTGCCGGGGCAAGAGCAGAATACGCGTTAGCTCAAAAGCTGGGGTTGAAGATCCAGCACCAGACGATCGATCGGTTCACGGGGGCGTAATGACCGCCGTAACCCGTGGCCGTCGCGCGCCCTCTCCACCTCCACCGTATCCGGGTAGCGCTGACAATGCTATCCCTTACGCTTATGGCGGGAACAAACCATACCAGCCGATTGGCGTTGATGTAGCGCCGGGGCTGGATGGTTTCGACTACCTCACGCCGGACGGCACGCGTAAGCATATTGCGTTCAGTGAACTGGTAGCGGAAGACGAAAAGCCGGAACGCAGTAAGCTGCTGCGTCGCCGTCTGGCTTCTCTTCCGCAGTATATCCGCCGTCACTTTGCCGCGAAGCTGGATGCGCTGGACGCGAAAGACCGTAAAGCGGCAGATCTCTGGCTGGTTAATACCTTTGAGCGCCACGTATTAACACGTATTGATAGCGTCAACAGTGTTTACCAGCCTGACACTGTGATGCCCGGCATTCTGCTACCAATCCGCGATCAGCTTTTCCGTATGCTTTGGGCAGGGAAAAAAGAGTTAAAAAGACTGGCTTATACGCTTGCCGATATCTTTACGAGCGAGTTTATACGCGAGTCCGATCACCAGTTGGCGCGCACCGGCGATCCTGAGTTCGCGGCGCTTTCTGGCTATGGCCGTATTGCGTCGCTGGCGGTGCATCTGAAAACGCCGATCCCAGGTTGGACAGCATATTGCAATGAAGAACTTGAAGCGGAGGACGCGTTACGCGCGGTTCTCCGTCTTGAGTCACCGCAGTGGTGGTTAAACCGCCTGCGCCGTATCCATGCCCGGTGGCGTGAGCATTTGATGATCGCAGCGGGATACGTCCAGAAAAAATCTTCCCCATACAGTAGCGCCCCGTGCCTTACGGAATGGCTGGCCCAGAAAAAGGCTAACCGTGAATACCTCAAGGCTATGGAACTGGAAGACCAGGACACGGGCGAGCGCATTTCACTGATCGATAAAGTCGCCGGCAGTGTTGCCAATCCGGCCAACCGTCGCCGCGAACTCATGACGAGAATGCGCGGCTTTGAAGATCTGGCGAAGCTGGAAGGGTTGGCCGGTGATTTCTACACGCTGACAGCACCTTCCCGTTACCACTCCATGCAGCATAACGGGCGCCGCAATAATAAATACTGTGGCGCGTCGCCGCGCGAGACGCAGCAATATCTTTGCAAAGTCTGGGCGAGAACCCGCGCAGCTTGGAAGAGAAAAGGGATCCGCGTCTTTGGTTTCCGCGTGGTCGAACCGCACCACGATGCAACGCCCCACTGGCATTTACTTCTTTTTATGCGCCCGGAATGCGTCGAGCAGGCGCGCGAAATCTTCCGTAAATATGCCCTGAAAGAAGACGGCAACGAACCGGGAGCGCAGGAAAACCGCTTTCAGGTTGTGCCGATCGACGATGCCCACGGCAGCGCAACCGGCTACATAGCGAAATACATTTCGAAGAATATCGACGGCTTCGCGCTGGATGGTGAGAAGGACGACGAAACCGGGGAAGACCTGAAAGAAATGTCACTCCGCGTTAGTGCGTGGGCATCGCGCTGGGCTATTCGCCAGTTTCAGCAGATCGGTGGTGCGCCGGTCACGGTATATCGGGAACTTCGCCGCCTGGGCGATCGCGAACTGGTGTTACACCCTGAACTGGAAACCGCCCGGCAGGCCGCTAACGGTGGCGAATGGGATAACTACGTATTAGCCCAGGGTGGCCCGTTGGTTGAGCGCGATAAGCTGCGCATCCGTCTGAACTATGAAACCACTGAAAACGGCAACGCCTACGGTGATAACGTCCAGCGAATCACTGGTATTTACTGCCCGATTACGGGCAATGACTCTTTGATCTTCACCCGCACCACTCAATACAAAATCGTGCCGAAGCGCCAGAGCGCTGACGGTGTGGCCGTTGACGTTGGTTTTTCAGGCGGCAGCGCCGCCCCTCGGAGTTCTGTCAATAACTGTACGCGGGATCCCGCGGCAGGTGCTGACGGTGTTGAACATGCCGCCAGCGAAGCTACAGGCCAGTCGGAAATGACTGTGCCAGCTGAGGGCGTGACGGTGAATTTTGATGCGCTTTCACGGCAGGAAAAGCGGGAACTGGCGCAGCGGCTTAGTGACGATGTGCGAAGTAAGCGTAAAAAACGGCCACCGGAACGGGAAGAGAGGGCCGGGCTATCCGTGAAAGAGCAGCAGATCAGTGAACTGCTGGCGCTACGTGGGATTGATGCCAGCGCCGGAATGGTCAGATCGATGATGGCCGGTGCGTCAGTGGCGTGCGGTGATCTTGTTATGACCGTGCAGGACGGTCGGTTGGTATCGCATAACCGCGCCGCGTCGGGGCTGGATAAGTTGCCATCGCAGGTGATGGCGGCGAAGAAAAAAACAAGCGACCTTGTGAACAGGATGAAAGCAGCATTTTCGCGGAACTAAGCCGATATAAGCCGCTCTAAGTCGATATAGCACATTGAAGGCACAACCGAAATCGTTATGAGTTTCGCCGTTTTCTGCTTATAGTGTGCGCGTTTTTGTGTCATAACTATAAATAATAAGGTTTCTGCTACATACAGCGTGGAATGCTTCGGAGGCTCTCATGACTATTCAAAAGCCAATGAGTCGTATATATGAAAAGATAAGCAATGCTGGTTTTAACCAGGCTTACATAAAAACACTACTACCAGAGTGGTGGGATGATAGCTTGGCTGAAACTCCGGCTGGTAAGCAATATGCTAGCCTGCATTTAGCTCGTATCTTTAGCCTGGCGCCAGAAAGCCTCAAGGATGATTCAGGTTCTGTTAGCTTCTGTTTCGATGGGCATCATCGTTTTAAGCATCGTGTAGATCTGGGTGAAGACGATCTCACTGTGGCGACTGCTATCGCCTATTCAGCAGCACGAATTGCTTCGAGTAACTTTGGTATAGATTACGATCCTGATGTTGATTTGGATTGGACTTCTGTACGTGCGCAGTTGTTAAAAACATCACCTTACGTGACGCTGCCTGCTTTGGTCAGGTTCTGCCACATGTCAGGTATCCCTGTCGTCTACATTAAGAACTTCCCGCAGAAAGCCTGCAAAATGGCGGGTATGGCGCTTATGTGTGCCGGTCGTCCGGTCATTATTCTAACCCAGGCGAAAAAATACGGTTTTATGCTTTTCGACCTTGCTCATGAGCTGGGGCACATAGCAAAAGGGCATCTGAAGGCCAGTGCCGAAGGTGTGTTTGTTGACAGGAAAATTGATTCTGGAGCCACGGCTGATCTTGAAGGAGAAGCTAACAGCTATGCCTTTGGTTTGATGGCAGGAAAAGAATCTTTAAGGATTGTGCCAAAAGGGCGGTATTTGACTGCTGAACGTCTTGCCCGTGCTGCAAAAGCCTATGGTGAAGAGAATTCCATAGATCCGACACATGTTGTCTTGAACTATGGATTTAGCCTGCAACACTGGGGTGTTGCAACGAATGCTCTTAAATACCTTTGCAAGGGCAATCCAGTGGATCAAGAAATCGTTCAACGGCTGCTTATGGAAGATATCGATCTAGATTCCATTAACGATGATGATTTGGAGTTACTGACTGCACTCTGCGGGGCATAAGTAGTGATCGTTTTATCAGACAATGATGTCATTTTGAAACTTGCGCAGTGTGATTTGCTTAAGCATCTACCTGAAATACTTGATGAAGATGAGCATGATATTTTTGTTAGTCCCTCTGCGCGGTTTAAGTTGTTATCCCCTCGTAAACCTGAAAAAGCGTTGAAGTTATGCGGTAATGATACGGTTTACAGAAAAGTCGCTGATTTCCTTGATCGTGTGCAAGAAATACCAGAAGTCACAAATGAGCAATTATTCAACGAACTTGGAAAGGTTCCTCACATTGATATTGGTGAGCAATTGCTTTTGGCCTCCTGTATGGAAAACCCTGGCTCCCTCTTCATGACCGGAGATAAGCGTTGTTTGCAGGCTGTAATGGACAACCAAGCTATCATTGCAACAGTGCATTCTCGCTTGATCAATAGTGTCGTGACTTTTGAAAGTGCTTTGCTTTTATCTGTAAGAATGTTGGGATTTGATGCGGTTTATAAGCAATTACAGGAAAATCCGAAACCAGATTCAATGTTGAAACTTGCGATGCGTTCAGCACAGCATGATGATGTTTGCGGGTGTCTACTTTCATTCACCAGGCCTGTTTATGACTATCTGGCTTTTAAAGACAGGCTTCCGGTTCGGGCAGCATACATGTGATCCAATCTCTTGGGCCGTTCCTGTCAATCGAGCGGCTTTACCTCCCCCCTCCTTTCCCCCTCCTTTAGTTGCACAATAGTGCACAAATTTGCACAATTTTTTTGATGCAATTTATGCCCTTTCCGCCCTGTGGTGGTGCGGTTTGGCGTCGGATCGGCAAATGCACAAAAAACGAAGCAAATGTTGCGCGCAGGTGACGGGGGAACAGCCCACGCGACAGGGGGCAGGGAGGGGGTGCCATTAAATGCCATTCTTCGGCCTTTTCCGCCTTCTTCGCGCGCTTTCTCGCTTCCGGGTGTGATGCGGAGTCGATTGCAGTTTGCGCCTGCCAGAATGGCGCTCATGCGCTCTGAGTGAGGGGCGTTAAAGGTGGTGCCGAGTGGTGCTCAGGTGGTGGCCGGTCATACGGGGATTGAAAATTACTGAAGGAGAACCGCCACAGGATGTGCGGCGGGTGGCGCGGGTTACTCGTCTTTAAGTAGAGCGTACGGATTAAAGCGGATCACTTCCTGGCCGAGCCAGTCATTGACGCCCTTCATGGCTTCCATCACGGGCAACATTTCGTTGATGGCGAAGACGCGCGCGGCCTTCTCAACATCACCGAGCGAGCCGTTGCCTTCCGGCATTGCACCCATCAGCTGCGGCGGGATGCGGTGAGCGTCGCGCAAATCGTTGCGCGTTGCTGATTTGATGTTAAGAAACTCATCCTTTGCCGATATCTGGCTGAACGGCAACAGTTGCACGCCGTCTTTGCCGCCGCCTGGCGCATGGATTAGCACGTTTTTGAAGGAGCCTTTCCCTCTGGCCTGTGACAGCGTCTTTTGCACCACCTTTATGCTTTCCTGATCCACCTTCTCAGACCCGACATAGAGAATGCATCCGGCATGGGATCCGTTGTCGTAATAGAGTTTGCGGAACTTATCGGCGGAATGTGACAGGCTGGCGGACAGTAGCGCCCCCATATATTCCGGCATACCGTAGATTTCCTGATGAATGTCCGGGTTCATGATGTGGCAGACTTCGCCCGCCTTGAACTCGTATTCATCCTTCCACTGCCGGATAAACCAGTAGGTATCAAGGTCGCTTCCCCGTCGCGTGTTCAGGGCCGGAACATGCTTAAGTTTGAGCGGGTCTCCCAGGCGATTAGACCGACGCTCAAGATAGGCATTGCCGAAGACAAACCAGTCCAGTGCAAACGCAGAGAACGCCTGACGTGAGAGTAACGGGTGAGGGATATAGCACCCGGTCAGCACATTACGTTTGAAATAAAGCGCCGACTGATGCAGCGGGGATTGTGCGAACGCACGGGTTAACCCTTTCCAGTCTATTGGCGTCTCGTAGTACCGGCCATTATCGACGCAGCACATGCTGTCCAGCAGATCATAGCCGTCTGTTACTGAATATGGCCCGTCAAACGTGAAGGCACTGAGCGCCGGATCGCTTCTGAGCGCGTCAGAGATATCAGGCTGTCCGGCACTGCCACTGCTGGCAGAGTGATTGTTTTTGTAGGTGCGCTTCTTCATCAGAACTCCATAGCAAACCCGCCGCTGCCACTCTCCTGGCCCAGCGGTTCGTTAATAATGGCGAGCATATTCGCCCAGGCTAAATCACCGTGGCTGACGCCGCGCGAGCGGTCAGTGTCATAGGTGATGAATCCGCCAGGCGTCTTTACCTTACGAACAGAGTTAAAGGCGTTGATCAGGGCGCGCTCGCTGCGGTCATATTCCCATCGCCCGGCGCGGATCAGCTGTAGCATTTTCAGCACCAGGGCGCGCTTTGACGTCATTGACATGGTGTAGGGCATCGCCATCGGGAAAAACTTCTTCACTATCTGGTAAACGGCTTCACCATTACCGCCCGTCACGTCGATGCCGACATGCTGAACGTTGTATTTGAAGGTGAAGTTTTCGATAACTTTCGCCTGCTCTTCAAATTCAAGGCCGCGCACCTGTTCCGTTTCCACCGTACGGAATTTACCGCCCGGCACCAGTGGCGGAACCACAACGCAAATCGCGCCGCTGTCACCGTTGCCGCTGCTGCCGTTGGCGTCATAGCCTATCCAGACCGGGCGATTACCCATCGGCCTGGACGCGAAAGGCTTCCAGTCCGGCCACTCGTCATAACCATCTGCCCCGCAGCCAATCAGTGCGTTAAGGTTGAAGGCTGACTCGCCATCGCGAACGAACTCGCACATGTACAGGTTGCGGAATTCATCCTCGCTGTTTTCATCCTGAATTTCTTCAAGGTCGGTGTACTCCCAGCCGTGGTCTATCACATCCTTCAGGGTGACAATCTGACGCCAGGTTTTATCCGGGCATAACAACCCGCTATTCAGCGTTTTCCAGCCCACATCAAACGCTTTGCGCTGTGCCTTCGGGCGCTTCTCATTCCAGCGATCGCCCGTCCAGAACGGGTAAGCCTCATGAGTTTCACCTGACGGCGTGGAAAAGTAGGTACGCGTCAGCCCCTTCAGCGTTGCCATCGCCCCCGCAACCTTTCGCAGGTTGGTGAAGTTGCTGACCCAGAAGAATTCGTCAAACTTCAGGTTGCCCGTATATGACTGCGCCGTTGCAGCGGACGTGCCGAGGAAATGCAGCTCTGCGCCGTTACTCAGTACGATTTTGTCACCGCCCTTAAGCTCAACGTCCACCTCTTCCGCCACCTTCTGAATGAATCCCCTGAACTGGTGCGCCTGGCGGCGGGATGCAGACAGAAATATCTGGTTGCGCTGATACGGGTATTTCACATCATCGCGCAGCGCATCAAGCAACGCCTCGCGGGCAAAGTACCAGGTTGCGCCAATCTGGCGGGACTTCAGTATCATGCGGTTTCGGTGATGGCGTTGCTCATACCAGCCGCGTTGATGCCACGAAAGCGAATCAAGAATTTTCTCCCGCAGCGCGACGATCTGTTCTTCGGTGAAGTGATTTTTCAGCTTGCGCCTGCGCGGCTTTTTGCCCGTGCCAGCCCCTGCCGGTTGTCCGTCAGACAGTTTTTTCAGTTGCCGGGTCAGCAGATCAATCTCCTTGAAGTCTCCCCCGGTCTTGTCTTTCTTGTCCGTAAGCTGGATGAGGCGGGCATCCATAGACTGGCTGACGCGCTGAACGGGCGGCGTTTCATCCCATTCATCGCGTTTCTTCCAGGCGTAAATTGTGTTCTGATTAATCCCCATCAGGCGCGCGATCTCCGCTGGCGGGTAGCCCTGCCAGTAAAGTTGTTTTGCCCTCTGACGTACAAAAGCGTCCTGTATCATCTGCCCTCCACCGTTTATGGAGTGAAGATTACCCCGCGCGCGATCCCGCTATCGCCCCCTTTATGGTCTGGCCTTCCTCCGACAACAAAACCTCGTTGAGACAGCAAGTTACGCTCTGCCATCATGGCCGTACAGAAACCACTCAACAGGATTATCGACATGGCCAGCGCAGCTAAACCAGCTCGTAAGAAATTCCGCGTTGCTGTCTCCGGTGCCACCGTTGACGGGCGTGAAATTCGCCCTGAGCACCTTCGTGATGCAGCAGCAAACTACAGCCCGGACGTGTACGGCGCACGCGTCAACGTGGAGCACTATCTTTCGCCTTTCCCCGGCAGTGATTTCGGTGCGATGGGGGATGTTACGGCGCTGAGTGCTGAAGATATCAGCGAAGGCCCGCTCGCCGGACGCACCGCGCTTTACGCTGAGATTGAACCTTCTGAACGCATGAAGAAGCTGACGGATGAAGGTAAGAAAATTTACTCCAGCATTGAGCTGCACCCGCAGTTTGCACTTAACGGCAAGGCTTATGTCATGGGGCTGGCGATGACCGATACCCCGGCGAGCCTCGGCACCGAACGCCTGAAGTTTGCCGCGCAGCAACGTCAGCAGGTTATGTCCTTCAACAACCAGCAGGGCGAAGCCCCGATGTTCACCGATGCCATAGAGGCTGAAATTATCGAACTGGCTGAGCAGCACAGCGACGAAGGCAAACAGTGGTTCAGTCGTGTCATGGGGATTATCGGCAAAGGCCGTAAATCTGACGGTGAGCAGTTCAGCCAGGTGCGTGACGCCGTTGAGAATGTCGCTCAGTCTCATGCCGAACTGCTGGACAACTTCAACGACCTGAGCCGCGCCCGCGAGCAGGACCGCCAGGCCATCCAGAAGCTGACCACCGACCTTGCCGCGCTGACCAGCAAACTGGGCAGCACAGACGCCAATTTCAGCCAGCGGGCACCCGCGAGCGGTGGCGCTAACGCGCAACTGGCTGATTACTGATATTCACAAAGAGAGCAGAGAGCATGGATAACAATACCCGCCAGTTATTTGATCAGTACATCGCCCGGCAGGCACAGCTCAACGGCGTATCAACCGCCGCCGTTGCTGCAAAATTTGCCGTAGATCCGACGCGTCAGCAGCGCCTTGAGCAGGCCGCACAGCAGGATGATTCTTTCCTGAGCAAAATTAACGTTTTTGGCGTTAACCAGCAGATCGGTCAGAAAGTCCTGATCGGCAGTAAAGGCCCGATGGCTGGCGTAAACAACAGCGTTACCAGTCGCCGCAACCCTGGCTCAAATCATTCAATGGAGCCGTTCGACTACATGTGCCGCAAGGTCAACTATGACTACGGTATCAGCTATGAACAGCTTGATGCGTGGGCGCACATGCCGGAGTTCCAGCCGCTGATCAGCAAAGCAATGGCTCGTCAGATGTCGCTTGACCGCATCATGATTGGCTTTAACGGCGTGAAGTACAGCGACCCGTCTGACCGTGCCGCTAACCCGCTGTTGCAGGACTGTGGCATTGGCTGGCTGGAAAAAATCCGCCAGGAAGCGCCGCACCGCGTCATTTCCAATGTGACGATCACCTCGCGCGATGAAGATAACAAGATTGTCGCAAAAGGCACCTACGGCAACCTTGGCGCTGCTGTGTACGACGCAAAAAACAGCCTGATGGATGAGTGGCACAAACGTAACCCGGATAACGTGGTGATTCTTGCGGGCGACCTGCTGACGAGCAGCAATTTCTCGGCCATCAACGCGTTAAGCCAGACCAACCCGAATACCGAAATGCTGGCCGGTCAGCTGATTGTCGCGCAGGAGCGCGTAGGCAATATGCCGACCTTTATCGCGCCTTACTTCCCGGTGAATGGCGTGCTCGTCACGCCGTTCAAAAACCTGTCGGTGTACTACCAGCGCGGCGGTCTGCGCCGGACGATCAAAGAAGAGCCGGAATACAACCGTGTCGCAACGTATCAGTCTTCAAACGATGACTTCGTCATTGAAGACTACGGCAATGTTGCGTTCATTGACGGCATTCAGTTCGCCCAGGCCGAAGCGGCAGGCGAGTGACAGAAGCGGCGGGGCATTGCCCCGCCATGACGGGGAGAAGTGACGATGTTAACACCGGCACAACGACATTTTCAGAGGGTCATGGCAGAACGCCGGGGCCAGGCGGATGAAGAATCCGATATCCAGCGTACCGCGCATGAGCAAATTCTGCATCGGCTGCGTATGGACTTGTCCCGCCTCAGCGGCGTGCAGTCCGAAGAAACCAAAGCCGAAATGAAGAAATCCATGCTGCCTGAATATGACGGGTGGATTGAAGGCACGCTCGACGGCGACAACGGGCGGCAGGATGAAGTCATTACCAGGCTGATGGTCTGGGCGATTGACTGCCGTGACTATGCGCTTGCGTTGAGGCTGGGGCGCTATGTGGTGCGCCACGGATTGACGCTGCCGGATAACTTCAACCGTACGGCAGCGACCTTCCTGACCGAAGAAATGAGCAAACCGGTGCTTACGCTTGCCGCAGCTGATGCTGACGCTGATTTATCGGCCAGTACCGCAGTGCTTGATGAAGTGGCGGACATTGTCGCCGACAGTGATATGCCGGATGTGGTACGCGCCAAATTGTGCAAAGCCCGCGCTCTTGCCCGCCGTGGTGCGACGGATATTACGACCAAAGCTGAGGCGCTGGCGCTGTTCCGTGAGGCGCTGACGCGAAACCCTAATGCCGGGGTAAAAAAAGAGATCGCCACACTTGCCCGTGAAGTTAAGAAGCTGTCTGCGGATAGCGGCACGGGTGAAGGTGACTCGGCCAGCACCGACAAAACTGACGGTACTGCTGATCCCGTCCCTGAAAAAAGCGCAACCGCCAGCGCAGCAGGTAAAGCGACGACGCGTAAAACCACGACCAGGGCGGCAACAGGCAAAACGACAAAGCGCAAGCCTGCCAGCCAGAAAAAGAATTAACGACTTCGGCCCCGTCCGACAGGCGGCGCGGGTGGATATCTGCCCGTTTAAGGTCTTTTAACCACCCGCCCACCGCCTGATTTATGGGAGATAAGCGCATGAGCAGCCTTGTGGCAAATAAGCGCGTGTTGCCTGCCAACAGCGATACGCCCGATGTTGATGATGGTGATACCACCGTCAGCGCCGGGAACTTCTGGCCGGTGATAAAACTGGCCGATCTCCGTCTGGCCGCGCGCATCACTGGCGGCATCACCACGTCCAGGCTGATGCACGTCACCACGGAAGCTGTAGCCCATGTCACTGCGCAGTTGCTTGACTGGCGTGCCGGTCAGGTCAAAGCAGGTTTTCAGACGCTGGAAGATGTGCCTTCAGCCCTGCCATCAGGTGAGATGGAAAAGCTGGTTATCAATGGTGAAAACGTGAAGGTGTACCGCTTCCGCCGCGCAGTCTATTCGATTGCCAGGGCGCTGGTACTTGAAGGCTATCGCGACGTTGATAACACGGCGAAAGGCGATAAAGACGCCGCCGCGCTTGACCTGCAACGGGATGATCTCTGGCGGGATGCCCGCTGGAGTATCGCTGACATTCGCGATACCCCGCGCCTCTATGCGGAGCTTTGCTGATGAAAGTGAAGGCATTGCAGGGGGATACGGTGGATTTGCTTTGCTGGCGTCACTACGGCACCACGCAGGGCGTGACCGAAAAAGTGTTATCCGCCAATCCAGGACTGAGTCAGCAGGTTTTTCTTGATGCCGGTCAGGAGATTGAACTGCCGGAAATCGCGCGTAAAGCGACACAGGAGATGGTGCAGCTATGGGATTAAGTTTCTTTCAGCGCCTGAATGACTGGCTGACATTCACGATGTCAGCGATGGTCACGAGTATCGGCGTAATGACACTAAGCGAAAAGATTGCGCTGGCTGGTCTTTTCGTCGGGATGGTTTTTGGTGCCCGTGGATGGCTCTATCGCGCCCGCATCGAACGGGGGCAGAAGCGTCGCAACGAACTGATTAACCAGATTCTGGAACAGGCAGAACACAGGCAAATGAGTGAGTCAGAGCGCCGGGCGCTTGACCTTTTGCAACAGAATGAGCCGGAAGATGAAACAGCGTATTAAAAAATGCTCCATTGCGGCCATTGTTGCGCTGGGTATCACGCTGAGTCCGGGCGCGTTGCGCACCACGCCGGAAGGCCAGCAAAAGATTGCTGGCTGGGAAGACTGCCGGAACACGCCCTACTACTGTACGGCTGGCGTGCTGACGGTCGGGATTGGTTCGACGGGCCGCGTTGAAAAGCGGGAGTACAGCGACAGCGAGATCGCCGGTCGCTGGATTAACGATATGCGGCACGCTGAAAACTGTATCAACCAGAATTTTGAAGGCGGGTATATGCCACAGTCCGCCTTTGAGGCCATGACGGATGCCGGTCTTAATGTGGGGTGTACTGGCCTGATGTGGTTCACGGACAGTCAGAAGCGAAAACAGCGCACGACCATCTGGAAGAAGGCGCAGGCACATGAGTGGCAGGCGATGTGTAACCGTCTGACGGATTTTGTAAACAGCGGCGGCAAACGTAGCCAGGGGCTGGTTAACCGGAGAACGGATTTTAAGGCATGGTGCCTGCGTGACGTGGAGGCTGAAAAGTGAAGATTACAGCCATTTTATGTGCGCTGCTGGCGCTGGCATCTGGTGGCCTGCTCTGGCAGACACATCAACGCGGTAAAGACTCCGTTCGCAATGAAGCGCTTTCCCGCGAGGTGAAAAGTAATGGTGAGGTACTTGGAGAGCTGCGGGCGCTGACTGCTGATGCCCGCGAAGTTCTTGCACAGCTGCGGGCAACCGAACAGCAAAGAAACGCCGAGGGAGAAATGCGACGTGAAAACATGCGCGATGCCATCAAAGACGATACGTGTGCCAGTACTGTTGTGCCTGCTTCTGTCAGTAACAGCCTGCAACACCGTACCGCCGCAGCCGCAAATGAAAATCGTGCACGAACCGGTGCCGGAAAGCCTGACGGCAGCAACGCCAGCGCCGGAACTGACCGCCCCGGTAACGTGGGGCGCGATAGCCATCTGGAGTGACCGCCTGCGCGATGCGCTGGATACCTGCAACGCCGATAAGGCGGCGATAGCCGATCTCGATCTGCGGCGCCTGAAAAGACTGACTGACCACGCGAGGGCAACACCATGACTTTATTCGACTACCTGAACGTTCACCCTTACTGGACGCTTATTTATCTGCTGATCATTGCGGGCGCGATTGAACGTTTCGGGCGTTAAGAAGGTATCACCATGCTGAAAGCTGACTCACTACGCGAGACCCTGACCCGCGCTAACAAATGGTGCAGGGCCAATCCTGAAGCCTTCACCGTTTTTGTGGAAGAAGGGAATATCGAGACGACCGGCGAAACGCCATCGTTTATGTACCGCTATACCCTGGTGCTGTTTGTAATGAACTTTGCGGGTGATATTGATGATTTCACGCTGCCGTTAATGGCATGGCTCTGGCACAACCAGCCCGATCTGCTGCTGAACCCGGAGAAGAACCGGGACGTTAAATTTACGACCCTTATCAACAACGACGATACCGCCGACATTCTTTTTGAAATGCCGCTGCACGAGCGCGTGAAGGTCACTCTGGACGCAAAAGGCATCCCCAGGGCGGAGCATTTGCCGGAACCTAAACCGCGCATCCCGTCAGCGGACGGCGACTGGAGCACCATCTTTGAGGACGTGACGTGGGAGGCTGACGCGCATGAGTAACGATCTCTTCCGTGAGCTGGATCAGGTATTCAACGACATACTCGCGGGCACCTCTCAGGCCGGACGTGTTCGCACCGCCCGCGTGGTTGGCCAGGCACTGCGAAAGAGCCAGCAACAGCGCATCAAAGCACAGCAAAACCCCGAAGGTTCGCCGTATCCTGCCCGACGCCGCAGGGTGCTGCGTTCTCAGCAGGGTATTGTGTTTGTCTGGCAGGGTGAGATCCGCCGCCTGAAAAACTGGCATGGAGGCAGGGGGAAATACGGGCGCACCATTACCGGCTTTGACGAAGAGCGCAACGATATTCGCACCTTTTACCGCAGCGATATTGAGCGTTACATCGAGATCAATACGCGCTCAGTGCGCCGCAGCACTGCGAAGAAGGTGCCGATGTTTCAGCGACTGCGCAGTTATCGCTTTCTCAAAATGCGCGCTGATGCAGGGGGCACATCCGTGGGTTATGACGGCGTGGCGGCACGCATTGCGCGTGTGCACCAGTACGGCCAGCGCGATCAGGTTGGGCCGGGTGCCTTTGCTAAATATCCTGTGCGTGAGCTGCTGGGCTTTACCGCTGGCGATGAGCAGATGATTACGGAACAGGTGCTTAACAGCCTGGGGAGTGGCGCGCGATGAGTGCTGAACTTATCCGCCTGCTGGAAAATATCCTCCGCGTCGGCGTCGTTATTGCCGTTGATGAAGAGAGCTGGCGCGTGCGCGTGCAAAGCGGCGAGCTTCAGACCGACTGGCTGCGCTGGAACACCACGCGTGCCGGGGCATTCAGTATATGGGTGCCGCCTTCCGTGGGTGAACAGGTCTGGCTGGGCTGTATCGGTGGCAACCCTGAAACGGCGGTCATTATCGGCAGTCTCTACAGCAGTGACAACCCTGCGCCGGGCAGCAGCCTGAAAGAGATTGTGCTGACAGCGCCAGACGGTGCCTCTTTCCGCTATGACGCAGAAGCCAGCGCGCTGGAAGCGCAGGGCATGAAGACAGCACATATCAAAGCCTCCGCCAGCGTCACGCTTGAAACGCCGATTGTAGAATGCACCGACCATCTGAAAGTGAGGACGTTCGAACTGTCGGAGGGTGGCACGATGAAGGGTAATGTTACCCATTCTGGCGGATCGCTTTCGTCTAACGGGGTAACGGTTCATTCGCACGTACATGGTGGTGTGCAGGGTGGCAGCAGCAACACCGGGGGGCCGAAATGACAGTCCGCTATATCGGCATGAATCCGGACGGCACGGGCCAGCTTACCGATACCGTTCAGCTTTGGAATTCAGTACGCGACATACTGACCACGCCGCTGGCAAGTCGGGTGATGCGACGGGATTACGGCAGCATGATCCCAGATCTGCTGGATGAACCACAGAACGAAGTGACACGCCTGCAATGCATGAGTGCGGCGGTAATCGCCCTGACGATGTGGGAGCCGCGTATTGCCCTGAACGGCATCAATATCAGTTATTCAAAGGATGGCGCTGTCACCGCTGAACTGGTCGGCATTATCACCGAAACCATGCAGACGGCTGGCAGTTCGTTGACGCTCAGGAGTGGCAGCAATGGCAACAGTTGATTTATCGCAGCTACCGCAGCCGCAAATTATCGAAGTCCTGGACTTTGAAGTCATTCTCAGCGAGGTCAAAACCGTCATGCTTGCGGCCTTCCCGCAGGAGCAGCAGGCGTCTGTTGCCGCTGCGCTGGAGCTGGAGTCCGAACCGCTGAACGTGATCGCCCAGGTGGTTGCCTACCGTGAAATGACGCTTCGCCAGCGCATCAATGAGGGCGCAGCGGCATGTATGCTGAGTCATGCCGTATCAACCGATCTTGATAATCTCGCGGCCAATCTGAATACCGAACGTCTGATCACCACCCCGGAAACGGCAACTGCTGACGCGGAAATGGAAAGTGATACCGCGCTGCGCCTGCGTGCTCAGTCTGCATTTGAAGGCCTGAGCGTGGCCGGTCCCACCGGGGCATATGAATATTTTGCAAAGAGCGTCAGCGGAAAAGTGGCGGACGCGAGAGCAACCAGCCCGTCGCCCGCTGTCGTGATCGTTTCTGTGCTTTCCACAGAAGGTGACGGTACGGCATCGGCAGAATTACTGAGTAGCGTCAGAAATGCCCTCAATGACGAAAACATACGACCAGTCGGCGACAGGCTCACGGTGCAAAGTGCTGCAATTATTGATTATCAAATCAGGGCGCAGCTTTATTTCTATCCCGGCCCCGAGTCTGAGCCGATCCTTACCGCTGCTCAGGATTCGCTTCAGTCCTGGCTGAATCAGCAGGGTAAGATTGGCCGTGACGTTGCCCGCTCAGCCATTATGGCGGCGCTGCATGTCCAGGGAGTCCAGAGGGTGGAGTTACAGGAGCCTGCCAGAGATCTTGTGATTGATGATACGCAGTCGGCGCGCTGCACGTCCTTCGCTATCAGCAAAGGGGGAACCGATGAGTAACAGCCTGCTGCCCCCATCATCCAGTGACTTCATGCGAAACGCGGAGAAGGTGACGGAGAAGATTACTGATATTCCGGTAATGCTTCGCACCCTGTGGAACGCTGATACCTGCCCGGTGAGTCTTCTGCCTTATCTGGCATGGGCGCTTTCAGTCGACAGGTGGGACAAGGACTGGCCGGAGCAGACCAAGCGGCAATCTATCCGTGACGCCTGGCTGATTCACCGACACAAAGGCACCATCGGCGCATTACGCCGCGTTGTGGAGCCGCTCGGATACATCATCAATGTTACCGAGTGGTGGGAAACCAACGATCCCCCAGGCACATTTCGTCTTGATATCGGTGTATTAGAATCTGGTATCACCGAGGAAATGTATTACGAAATGGAGCGGCTCATTGCCGATGCCAAGCCCGCAAGCCGCCATCTTATCGGGCTAAATATTATCCAGGACATACCCGGCTACCTCTACACCGGTGCCCTGACCTATGACGGCGACATCATCACGGTTTACCCCGGATAAGTGAGAACACAATGGCAGTGAAATTTAAAACAGTTATCACCAAAGCCGGTGCGGAAAAACTCGCGGCAGCAACCATTCCGAACGGGAAAAAGGTGAACTTTACGGCGATGGCCGTGGGCGATGGTGGCGGCACGTTGCCGACGCCTGACCCGAATCAGACAAAGCTGATCAAAGAAGTCTGGCGTCACGCGCTGAACAAAATCAGCCAGGACAAAAAGAATAAGAATTATGTCGTGGCGGAGCTGGTTATCCCGCCTGAGACTGGCGGTTTCTGGATGCGTGAAATGGGGCTTTATGATGACGCTGGCACGCTGATCGCGGTCGGCAATATGGCCGAAAGCTACAAGCCAGCACTGGCGGAGGGTTCAGGCCGTGCGCAGACCGTGCGGATGGTTATGATGGTCAGCGACATCGAGTCCGTCGAGCTGACCATTGATACCTCTACGGTGATGGCAACGCAGGATTACGTTGACGACAAACTCGCGGAGCATGAGCAGTCCCGCCGACATCCTGACGCTACGCTCACCGCAAAGGGCTTTACTCAGTTAAGCAGTGCAACCGACAGCGTGTCTGAGTCGCTCGCTGCGACGCCGAAAGCGGTTAAGACGGCATATGACCTTGCCAAAGGGAAATACACTGCTCAGGACGCCACCACCGCGCAAAAGGGTATTGTCCAGCTAAATAGCGCAACCGACAGTACGTCTGAGTCGCTGGCAGCGACGCCGAAGGCGGTTAAGGCAGCGTATGACCTTGCGAAAGGAAAATACACGGCTCAGGACGCCACCACGGCACAAAAAGGTATCGTCCAGCTCAGCAGCGCGACGAACAGTGACAGTGAGTCGCTGGCAGCTACGCCGAAAGCTGTCAAAGCGGCTAACGATAATGCCAACGGACGTGTCCCACAGACGCGAAAGGTGAACGGTCATGAGCTTAAAAATGATTTTAATATCATCCCTGCCGATATTTTCAAACTCTCAACGGGTATTGGTAGCAACGCTGATTTAAACGATTTCACCGCCCCTGGTTTGTATTACCAGCCAGCGAACGCGCAGGCTCAGACGGGCAAAAACTATCCAGAGGCAATAGCCGGTTCGCTGGAAGTTTATAAGCATGCCGGTATCACGCAGATTTACCGGATTTATAACAGTTCCCGCTCGTACATTCGCACGCTTTACAGCGGGACGTGGTCAGCCTGGACGAAGCAGTATGATGCAGCTAATAAACCTTCCCCGGCTGATATTAATGCCGTAAACAAAGGCGGCGATACAATGACCGGGCCGCTTAAGATCCGCTCTGCTGATGCGCTGCGTATCTACGATGCGACATACGGTATGATTTTTCGTCGCTCAGAAAATAATTTTTATCTTATCCCGACCGCAAAAGACCAGGGCGAAAATGGCGGTATAAGTGGACTACGCCCGCTTTATATCGACCTCACCAACGGCAGAGTGACGCTGGGTAATGGTGCAGTCGTTAACGGCGGTCTTGGGCTGGGAGTAGTCAGCGGCCTTGGGGGGAACTCTATTGCCCTGGGTGATAATGATACCGGCTTCAAACAGAACGGAGATGGTGTTCTGGATGTTTATGCCAACAGCAAGCAGGTAATGCGATTCCTGAACAGTGGCATAACGAGTTATATGCTCTTCAACATGAATGCAGGCGCATCATTGAGCAGCACTCTCACCTTTAAAAACGGTAGCGGTATCACGTCTGAGAAAACTGGCGCCAACCCACGAAACGGCCGAATTTACTGGGGCGGTGATGCGAGTCGCGGCAACAGGGTGGAATTTGCAGATGATTCAGGCTGGAAGGCCTACATTGAGCGTCATCCCTCAAACGGTGTTCAGTTAGTCGTAAACGGGCGAATCAATGGAAGTATTGTTTATTCCAGTGGCGAAGTTCAGGCAGGTGGAGGGAAAGCTCGCTTTGCTGCTGATGGAAATATCTATGGTTCGAAATGGGGAAACCAGTGGCTTGATGCATATCTGAGAAACACCTACCAGCCAAAGGGCAATTATACCCCTGCCGGACAAGCTTACACGAAAGCGGAGAGTGACGGACGTTTTCAGCCTAAAGGAAGTTACACCCCTGCGGGACAGGCATACACGAAAGCAGAGTCCAACGCCCGCTTTTTGCAGGGGTGGAGGCTGGGCGCAGTCGCTACAGCGACAAACGGCAATAATGACAATATTTTTGCTGAGGCTCCTAACGGCGCGGTCGTTGTCAGCGTTCAGCAAAAAACGAACTGGACGGCTGTTAAGTATCGTTACGCGCAGTATAACCTTAACGGCACCTGGTATAACGCAGGGGTAATATAATGAAGACAACCGGTTTTTTTACACCTTATGAGCCCGTAGAAAATAGCCTGATTAAAAACGCTGAAACTATAAAAGAATTAACAGGAATGGATGTTATTTTCCTTCGTGATTCAAACGGTGAGCTATGGCATGAGGCTCAATATCTCTTTGACAATACTACGCTGAAAGTGGTTTTTGATGAGAATGGCGTGATTATCATGCTTTCGGAGGATGCAACACTTCTTAATCCGGTCAACTGTGCGGTTGCAGAAGTTAAACAAGGTGATGTGCCAGCAGGTATTGATGAATCTCAAACCTGGATGTACCGGGGCGGAAAAATCATTCCGAGAGTATACACAAAAGATGAGTTTATCGTTCAGGCTGAAAATCAGAAAAAACAACTCATGGAGGCTGCGTCAGTCGCAATTGCACCGCTTCAGGACGCCGTTGATATTGCTGAAGCTACTGAAGCGGAAATAGCGCTGTTACAGGCATGGAAAAAATACCGTGTTTTACTCAGTCGCATTGATACCAGCAATGCTCCGGATATTGAATGGCCGTCCCCACCTGATATGCCTGGGTGATGCTTGAAACATTATGTTATCAGTTTCAACCATGCTGAACATAATCATCGAGTACGGTCATTTTTAACGGTGCTGTAGCACTGTCAGTTATGGCAGTGAATGCCGGAAGATGAAGCGGGCAAATGCCCGCTTTAGTTTTATGTGGATGCCGTCAGAACAGGCCCGACAGCGTACTACTGGCAGAGTTGTAGGCGGATGTGGCTTTACCCTTCAGCCCAGAAAGCAGATCGCCAACGGATGATGCCTGTAAGCGTTCGCGTAAATCTTCATCACAGCGCTGAAAACTGATCGAGAACTCTATTTTTTTCGCCTTTCCGTACCGGTCAAATTCCGTATGCGTTGCCTGTAGCCCGGTCAGAACATACATCCCGTAAATCTGCCCCGCACCGCTGATTAAAGGCCACGGACGCCCGGTATATGCCTGCGTTGCCAGAACTGTAAGAGACACGTCACCGCCTGTAATTTCAGGGTAAAGCACTCCGTCCAGGTTGATCTGTGTCTCCCCCGCGCCGATGTACTGCCATTTTGCCGATCGGTTAATACGGTCATTCTTCACATGACGCCAGTTCAGCGAGTGGCGTAACTGCTGATAAGGCAGTGTCTTCAGTTCAAAAACGAACATCCCGTAAATCATCATCATATTGTTGCCTCCCCTTAATCTCTGTCTTTAAAACTACCGCGATTGAGTCGTTCACGGCGGGCCAGTTCAGCACTTACTTGATCGGCGACACTCCGGCCAATTTCGCGCGCGTCCTGCCGGTCAACGCCGTGCAGATGTACGTGGATTTCGCCCGTAAAGCCGCCAGTGGCAACCGGGATATTGCTGGCGCTGCGGCTGACTGGCAGAAGTTCAGCCTGTTTAACGGGAAGTGATGCCGCCACTACTGCGGGGCGTGCGCTTAGCCCGTTGTTCCTGACCGTGCTGGCCAGCGGCGATTCCTTCCATTCCCCACGAACGGCCAGCGCACGCGGCAGGTTTTTAAACACGATATCGCCGGGGCCGATCTTCTTCGTGTTGTCGGCTGTTGCTTTGGTGTTGCTGTCGATATTCTGCAACCGCCGCATAGTGCCGTTATCGCCGGTCAGCGGTGATGTGGGTTGCGGTGCGCCAGGCGGAACGTTATTCACCTCAACTTTTTTCGGCGCAACCTTAGCGATATCACCCTGAAGAAAAGCTATTTTGTCCTGAAGAACGGCCATACGCTGCGCATCTTCGATCTTCTTCCTGGTTCGCTCCACCTCATCCGGCATGACGCCGAGCTTTTCAAGTATCCATGCCAAAGTATCCAGCAGAGCTTTTGCAGGTGTTAGAACGAGTTGAAGCGCTCCGCCCAGGACGTTACCAAAAGTTGCCCCTGCGCTGGCGCACTTATCCAGAGTCTCCTTACTGGACTCCATCGGAGAAAGTAGAGATTTGAACCAGTTAAAGACTTGGCTAATACCGCGGCTTAACGAGTCAAATATTGGGCTGAACTGCGTAAAGGCTTCTCGTAATGGAGCTAGGCTTTGGGTTACTCCATTAAAGATACCGATAAAAAATGCTTTAAGAGGCTCCCAATACCGCCAGATAAGCACCCCAGCAGCAACAAACGCCGCTACTATCAGGCCAATCGGACTCAACAGCAGTGACAGCGCAGTACCAAGCACAGAGACAGCAGTTGTGATAATGCTCCATATGGTCGTAAAACCCGTGAGGCGAAGAGCAAGTATTCCGATGTTTTTAGCCAGCATTCCCAGCGAGGCACCAGGTGCAAGAAATGCCCCTGCAAGTGCGCTGCGCATAGCGGGGATGATGGTTGAAACTCCCCGCATTTTCCCTGCTAACGAACCGAGAACTGGTCCCCATCCGCGCACGCTTGCCATTGCCGGGCCGGAAGCTGTGCCGAGTGTTCGCAGAGCTGCAATCGTTCCGGCTAAGCCTCTGCCTCCCGTCAACAGGGTAAAACCTAGCTGGAGTTTAGCCAGGGGCCCCATCAGCAGACCGATCGCCAGCGATGTGCCGCCAATGGCGGCGGTCAGTGCCAGAACGCTACCACCGACAACCAGCAGGGATTGTGCAAGCTTCGGATTCTCCTTAGCCCACTCCGTCATATTCCCCACAACGTCACTCAGTCCCTGAGTCAGGCCGCGAAGCTGATTGTTGACGAGATCGTTAATCTGAATGCGGAAGCCTTCCCAGGCGCTGTCCAGATTTTTGAGATCGCCATCAAGGTTATCCGCCATTATTTTGGCGGCTTTCTGTGCTTCACCTTTGGCGTTTTTCAGTTCACCCAGCAGCTTCTGAAGTTCGCCGCTCCCGGCCGACATAACCAGAGCCTGGAATGACTTTGACGCCTCTTCACCGGCAATATCTTTGAAGAATGAGAGCTTATCGGTATCCCCGTACTTGCTGATCTTTTTATAGAGATCGGTTAGAACCACTTCAGCAGGGCGCATTTTCCCCGTTGCGTCAGCGACTTCTACGCCCAATTCTTTAAGCGCGGTTTTTGCCCTGCCGGTTGGCGCGGCAAGGCGTGAAAATGTTGCCTGCAAACCTGTACCGGCGATACTCCCGCGCAGGCCTACGTTCGCCATTACGCCGATCATGGCTGTTGTCTGTTCAACACTGACGCCAAGATTAGAAAGACCTGTCCCGGCGTACTTCATCGCCTCACCGATATTTTGCAGATCGGTGTTGGTGCGGGTGAACGCCCCCGTTAGTACGTCACTGATGCGATCCATTTCTTTGGGATCGAGACGGAACTGAGACAGAATATTTGAGCTGATATCGGCGCTTTCGCCTAAATCCATACCACCGGCCAGCGCCATATTGAGCACGCCGGGCAGTGCGGCCTGAATGGCCTGCGGAGTGAAACCGGCCATAGCGAGAAACGCCTGACCGCTGGCGGCGTCAGTCGTGGTGAACTGTGTTTCAGCGCCCAGCTTTTTGGCCTGCTCACGAAGTGCGGAAAAGTCAACGGAGCTTTTGTCTATGCGGGTCAGCGCCTGTACGCGGGACATTTCCCGGTCAAACCCAACGGCGGGGGATAAAAAGCGCCCCGCTACGTAACCGGCAGCAGTGGCCCCGGCAACGGCCATCGTGCCACCGCCGCGAAGTTTGCCTGCCGTTTGCTGCATCTGGTCGTAGCGCGCACGTGCCTGCGTGACAGCGGCCAGTTGTCGCCGTTCCCGCTCCAGCGTCTGGTTGTACTGTTCGGTTCGGCGTATGGCGCTCTGAATGGTGCGATCGCTGCCGACCAGCGAAACGCCGTGGCTGCGCAGCGCCTGTGAGGCGGCGCGCAGCTTAATCATTTCCTGCGTGCGTGCAGAGTTAAGGCGCCCCAGCTTTGCGGCCAGCGCTGCCATATGTGCTTTTTGTTTGTCTGTAAGCTGTGTGCCTTCCCGCTGCGCCTGATTCAGGCCTTCAAGCGTCCGGCTGGCGTCGTCAATTTTGCGGGAGGTCTTTTGCACACTGTCGCGCAGACGGTTGAATGTGCGGGACTGACTGTCCAGATCTTTAATGCTGGACTGCGTTTTTTTGAGGGATTCAGACAAACCGCCCGCACTCTGGCGGGCGGCATTGACCGGGCGGGTAAGTTTATCGATCGCGCTGAACGCGACGCGGATATTAAGGCTTTTCACTGTCACTGGCTCCACTTCGGACAGCCGCCCGCTCACGCCAGGCTATGACTTCGCCCAGTTCCATCGTGAAGACTTCAGAGGGCGGCCAGTTGAAAACAACCGCGATATCAGCAACCAGATCGTCGATCAGGTCGAACCGCAGGAGTGTTACTGATTCTCCGTCTCCGCCTCGTTCGATGCTCCAGACCCCGCAGGCGTCAAAAAAGGGACGAGCGCTTCAGACAGGCTGACGAAATCGCGGGTATCCATTTCGTTGATTTCGGTCTGCTTGAGGCGCGGTGACGTTACACGGGTCAGCAGTACCGCCACTGAATCCACATCCATATTCATCACGTTGACCAGCTTCAGACCGCGCAGGGAGCCAGCCTGTTTGATTTCATCCGTGATCGCTACCTGAGTAATTTTTTCATCGCCGCGAACAACGGGTTTTGCCAGCGTAATGGCGTTATCGGTTTTCTTGCTCATTCTTGAATACTCCGGGCGGCACGGCTGTGCCGCCACAAATCAGGTTAATCAGTTACCCATTCCCAGTGCAGACGTGATGCGGTCAGGGTAGATATTCTTGCCGTCTTTCTTGTAGATGAAGTTCAGCAGATCAAACTCAAACAGCGGCTTATCGTCGATAGTGAGCTTGTAATAGGTGTTCTTCATCGTGTAACTGACGGAGGTGTCTTCTCCCTGCTTACTTTCGCCGCCGTCCATTTCGGTGATGCGGCCGCGCAGTTCGACCTCAACCAGCAGGCTTTCACCATCGGTGTAATACTCACCGGCAAAGCGGAAGCGGGTCTCGTCGATATCACCGCAATAGTTCAGCAAAAGCGACTGAACCAGACCGCCAACCACCATCGTGGTGTCCAGTGCGCCACTGTCCAGACCGAGATCTACCGCAGCAGAGCCAATCATCCCGCCGCCCTGAAAATCTTCAGTTTTACGGGTCAGCTTTGGCAGCGTCACGGAAGAGACTTTGCCAATGCAGTTGCTGCCGTTCACAAAGCAGGTGAACAGGCGCAGTTTGTGAGGAACCGCCATTTATGCACCTCCCAGCGAAGAGAACGCCGATTCAAAGTATTCGTCGGTGAAGGTCTGGTAGAGCGTCAGATCTTCCATTGGTGGAACTGGCGTATATTTATAGCGAATGCGCACCTGACCCTGACGGAGACCGGTTGTCGGGTTATCCAGGATATCAAACCAGCATTCAGCGCCGATTAGTCGTCCCTGCGTCACCAGTGAATTGAGCTTACCGCTTATGCCGCTGACCACATCCTTGACGTTGGCCGGGGTTAGCGGTTCGTCCACTGATTCAAATTGCGCCTCCGCGATACTGTCAGCCAGAATCTGTGCCGTACGGGTATAAACCTCAAAGATATAATCTTTGGTGTCCGTAACGCGGTTGCCCCAGAACCGGAAACCGTTACGCTTGATAAGCGTCGTGATCTCCTTGTTGTTCAGTTCGTTCGCGTCGCTGTCTTCGGCCTGAAGCGACCAGAAAACATCCTGTGAAATACCCAGCACGTTGCTTACCGACACATTGGAAAGCGATTTGTGCCAGCCCTGATTGTTGTCAATCAGCGCACGAAGGCCGCAGGCATAGGCCGGGGCAGGGAAGGTTTCGTTTTCTCCTGTCTGCGGGTTGTATGCGATGAAATCAGGCCAGATAAGCATTAGCTCGCGATAGGCGAAGGTCGCACGATATGCGGTGGCTTCAGCCATCGTTTTGCATCCATAGCAACTGGCGTAAACAAACGCGCGCAGGTTTTGTGCAATGACACACAGCGCGGAGATCACTTCTTCCGTGTCGTAGCCCGGCACGGCCAGAATGCGCGGACGATAACCCACCTTCTGTTCGGCAGTCAGAAACGCGTACATGCCGGTATAGCTGCCGTCTTCCGCCGTGCCGCCCATGATGAGCTGCGATTGCGTTTTACCGCCTTCCTCTTCCGTGGCTGCGGCCACGCGCACAACGATAACCTTCGGACTGGTCTGGTCAGCGATGGCTTTAAGCGTTTTGTACAGGGAGCCGGTTTTACCCGCCTTACCCAGCACGTTGTTAACCCGCGTCAGCAACACGGGGGTATTCAGGGGAAAGGTTTCCGCGTCGGCATCATCCGCCACGGCAACGACTCCAATGACACTGGATTCAATGTCATTGATGGCCGTCACCAGGTCGGTATTCTCCCGGACGCGTACACCGTGGAAACGTGTCTCTGACATGTTAGCCACCATTACGTTATTGAGTTCACAGTGATAATCCCCCATGTTTGACCGCCACTCACGCTATTGCGGGTCTGGCCGGACGGCGACAACAAAAACCGATTTGGCCTCTCCCGCGCGCGTGGGATCCTTCGCCGGAAGAAGGAGGAAAGCATGGCACTTACAGACCTGACAAAATCACTTAACGACGCCATCAGCAGTTATAACGATTCACTTACCGAGGCGGTAAAAAGTCCGGGGTTCAGCATTACGATGGGCGGCAAGGTACTGACGCAGCTTGATGATCGGATCATGTCGTTGTCACTGACGGACAACAGGGGCTTTGATGCTGATCAGCTATCTATTTCCATTGATGATAGTGACGGTATGGTTGCACTGCCGCTGCGCGGGGCCGAGCTTGCCGTATCATTTGGCTGGCTGGGTGAACCGCTGATTTACAAGGGGTTGTACACGGTTGACGAGGTATCCCACGAAGGCCCGGCAGATACCATTGGTGTTACTGCCCGCAGCGCTGATTTTCGCGAAGAGTTCAACGTAAAGCGTGAAGTATCATGGCATGACGTGACCGTAGAGCGCGTTGTGTCGGCCATTGCGCACCGCTACGGACTGAAGGCGCAGATCAGTGAAATGCTCATGGATATTGAGATTGATCACGCCGACCAGACGCAGGAAAGCGATATGTCATTCCTTACCCGCATGGCGGAAATGTTGGGCGCAATTGCCACCGTCAAGAACGGCAGTCTGCTGTTTATCCTGCCGGGTGGTGGTGTTACCGCTGACGGGAAGGCGTTACCTTCTGCCAGCATTGACCGCACGAGCGGCGACCGACACCGCTTTCGTATTGCCGATCGGGATGCGTATACCGGCGTCAGGGCTTACTGGCTGGACCTCAATTTTGGTAAAAAGAAAAAGGTCAGTGTTAAGCGTCGCAAGCCTGCAAAGCCCAAAAAAGAGAAGAGCAGCAGCCGTGAGGGCGATTACATGGAGGGCGCGGACGGTAATGTCTATGTGCTGCGCAAGACCTACCAGAATGAAGAGGCGGCGAAACGTGCGGCGGCTGCAAAGTGGCAACAGCTTCAGCGTGGCGCAGCAGAGTTTTCGATCACCCTGGCGCGTGGCCGCGCTGAGCTTTACCCGGAAATGCACGTTACGGTTAGCGGTTTTAAGGATGAAATAGACAATCAGGACTGGATTATTGCACGTGCTGAGCACGTCATAGACGACAGCGGTTTTACCACCCGGCTGGAGCTGGAAGCAAAAATACCTGACTGGATAGCGGAAACTGAATAAAATGAAATGGAGTTCAACTCCCACAGGGGAGCCATCATTATGTTCAGATGTCCATTTTGCGGCGCTATGGCCCGCACCCGTACCAGCCGTAAAATAACCGATATGACAATCCGGCAATATCACCAGTGTCAGAATCTGGAATGTAGCCGGTCATTCACCACGCTTAACAGCGTGGAAAGGGAAGTAACAAAGCGAGCAGGTACAGCGCCGTTACCGCCTGATTTCATCCCGCGCGATGCTTTCCCGGCATCACATTACGGCAGAGACCAGCTTAATTTGGCTCTCTGACCACCGTCAAAGCGCCCCCGTAAATCCATTCAGTGCGGGGGCAACTTCAAGCAAAACGCTTTTTCCAGAGAAAATATCTTTGATAACATCGGTCAGCATATTAATAGCGATGATGGGATAGGGATATGAAAAAGGTGTTGTTAATACTGGCTTTGGTTTCTCTCGTTGGATGTAAGCCTGGCGCTGAAAAAGCTGTTGAACTAGGTAAGTCAGAAGTCGCAGCAGATGTTAGGGATCCAGATAGCGTAAAATTTAGATATCTTCGATTTGTTCAGGGTGAGGATTCACCTGATGGGGCTATCGTTGGCTATGTTTGCGGCCAGATCAATGCAAAAAATGGTTTTGGGGCTTACGAGGGATTCTCTCCATTCCTTATGAAAATAAGCATGAAACCAAAGGGCACGTTTTCTAAGGGGGTCACCTACTCTGTAACGGAGAAGAAAATCTACACCCGGTTTAGTGATCCAGTGCCAGCGTCATACAAAGATAACTGCGGCCCTGATGAGTGA